TTGTCAATCCATCTCCTAGCCTCTCTCACGAACGTTATTGGGTAATCTTCAATTGCAGGGGTGCAAAGCATCCATATACAACCATCATTACTAACACCAGCTATACCGGCAGTCTTGCCGTTCGGTACGTTGAAAACGACGGAATGGCTATTGATACTTGAAGACAAAATAGAAAGGACTGGGTTTAAACCAGCCCCTTCATATATTTCCCTTAAATCATCAGAGCGTAGATTATCACTGATATATACAATGTCATCTAGGGTGGGAGTTCTAATGTAATTAGGCACGTTGATAGAATTTGTCTGTATACCTACCTTCCCATGTGTAACCTAAAAGTGAAATAGGAAATGGTGTGTCACCCTCAATACGTACAAGCACATTTTCATTACGCTGATATACAGGTACGTTGTGAGTGGCAGAAGGTAGCATGTTTACATCGTCAAGGTTGTATTGATCAGGCAGGGTTACGTTTACTGAATTACTCCAATCAGGGATACCAGTAATACTAAGCTTATAATCAATAGGACCGCTAAGACCAGTAGAAAATTTCAAGCGATGTATAACTAGATTTGATGTACTATCTTGATTAACAGAAGACGATGACTCCTGCTTGTATACATACAATTTAGGTAGATCAATACGCATGTTATACGTGAAACCAGATATCAAACTTTGACCACGTAGGTCACCTGCGACAGTACACGTATTGGAATTGAGAGATACTGTTGGATACAAAAGACTTCCATCTGTTGTATTGACAAGAGCAATGCGCGTATCACCAGTACGGAAGATTGGCAAGGTCAGAGTAGATACATCTGTGCTTGAGTTATAAGAAATATTTATATCATCTGACCAAAGATCTAGGCAAGTATCAGTTTTTTCTCCACTCTTTAAAGTAAGAACACCAGCATCACTTGCTTGGTTCATCTCGAAAGACATTACGTAAGCACGTGTACCGTCATAGACAACAGCAAAGTATGTACTGTTATCAAAGAACTGGTCTAATAAGGTTCCAGTCAGGCTCCACCTATACCATGTTTCTACCAGACGTTCGTTGCCTGATTGCAAGAAACGATATTGATAAACATCACTAGATCCTTTAGTAGCTAATGACAGGATCGACAAGCCAGGTGAGGCAACTAAACTATCAATAGATTCTGGTATGAATTCAGCAAGCGTTTGAGTAGTGTCACGTGTGACTGGAGGTTGCTCTCTACTAACTTCAAACAGCTCAAATAGATGTGTATATAGTGGGGTCTTACTAAGGAATGCAGTAGATGTACCTACGGATATAGGGGTTACGTCTGGGTCACATTCAAAGCTACTGAGTTTATCAACCTTTGCACTTGTCGGACTGAGTATATCTGAGTCAGTTGACATAAGGAACTGATCATTCTCACCGAAAACAGCTAATCCAGCAGAGGTAGCCTGCGCATGGTTAAGGGTTACAGGCCGTGTACTAGTAGCAGAAATATCAATAGGATCATCTGCGGTTGGAACAGAAGCTGATGTTTCAAAGAAATTAAAAAAGTCACCAGCTTTACTCAACACTACATTGTCATTAGATAGAAAACCAAACCGGTTCCTAAAAATGAACATTGAGTTGATAGTGTTACCAACAAAGCTTGGTAGGTTTTCATTGTTCGGGTCATTGCCTACGAGACGATCATTCCAAACAACAGGTCGGAAACTAAAATTACCTGTGGCTTCCCTTGTTAATCTATGGGGTAGGGTGCTGGGATCCAGCTCATACTGCATTCCAGGTGCTCTACTTTCAACCCAAGCACCGGCTCCATAGGTTTGACCATTAGAAGTTTCAAACCTCACCCACTGGTCATCAACTTCAATTTCTGCAGTATTAATCAGTTTTAGTTTATAACCATTCTTGGCTTGTATAGGCAATCTAGAAACTGTAGGAAGACTTGATTGAAATGAGTAAAGGCTATCTTGCTGGGAACCACCCCGTGTCTCAACACCAAAAGCACTGGTGCTTGATATATAAATACCGGGTCCGACTTGCACAGCAGTAAACCCAGTCAGGTTGTTAATTTGAGTTGTTAAATCAGATGCAATACTGTTTGCATCAACAGCAGAACTGCTAGTTACATCAGGAGTTGTATGTGTAATGGTAGTGAGAGTTCCAGCTACATCCAATATCACAGTATAACTAGTTTTATATGCAACTACATTAATGACAACAAATGCTTCGTTGGGAAGTGCATTTTCGACAGAGGTAGTCATTGCAACCTCTTTCTTTTTGTTTAAAACAAACGTGACATCATTCAATGTCAGCACTTCTATATCATCAGGCTCAGCACCATTTAAATATGCACCAGTGTTACTAGTAATAGCACAGTTACTGACTTGAGTATCTAGATTTGTTTCAGCAGTATCTCTATCTGCTATAGCTGTAGCCAAATCAGCTTCCGCAGTAGTCAAAGCATTCTGCGCAGAAGTTAATTCACTTGTTGTATTGACTGCAGGTACAGTTTTAATTAATTCAAATATACGATACCCTTCAGATGCAAGGTTAGGATGATCTGTCGTACGTTCAGCTCCACGTGAATAGCCACTAGTAAACTGAGTTAGAGGCGTGGTGTGTACACTCTTATCTTTAATCAGATAAGTACCGTTGATATCCAACAGCACACCGGACAGCAACCGTTCTTTTATGTTGACATCATTGTAGATATAATTGAATTCAAACAGACTTTCTGTTGTTGGAAGTTGACCTGCGGAAACTTCAGCAAATGTTTTTTGGGCTGCTTTTAACGTAGTCTCTTTTTGCTTAACATCAGCGACTTCATTATTAAATGTAAGAAGTTTACTTGCATAGTCAGTGGTGTTACAGCTAGCTGGTACTCCTGTGTTTGTACCCATGTCCACCATCCTTGGTGAACCATCAATCAAACTCCAGACTCTAAATATGTTGTTGTCATATTGAACTACGTATTTTTCTAACGCATCACGCAAGATAGAAAACCAACGACCACCACTGGTGGCACCTTTTAAATCACTAACGTATTTACCACCAGGACGCTTGAGCATACCCAAAGCGTAATCTGGGAATACATTGACAGCATCTCTAACTTGACCTGGAAACTTTCTGTTATCAGGTTGCTGCGAAATTCCTCTATATAGATTAGGAACTCTTTGGGTAATTGCACTCATCGTTTCAACGCATGGAAAGGTTGGTAGCTTTGATATGTAGTTTGTCCATCATTAAAACCAAAGAAGGAAATATCACTTTGGTTTAAGTCGTACTCCAAAGCAGCAGCACGTGTAGTTGCTTCCTGTTCTTGAAGCAGAACATATAATTCTTGATCACCAACCATCTTTGTTGCACACATACGTGCAGCTTTAGCAGTGATGTAATACTGGATTGGTGCAGGGATATCACTAAAGTCAAATAGATATAAAATATCTACATGCAAATTTTCTTCAAATTTAAACGTATGGTTTAGACGATCATACAGTTTAATACCACGTTTGACGACATCATATTTGTCATGATGATAACCCTTGTTGATGTCAACCTGAAGAGCATTGATTGGGTAAATAATTTCTTTTGAAGTACTGTCAGGTTCTAGTACAAGATTGCGTTCGACATTAAAAGCAAACCCTTCGGATTGACATTGCTTACTAGCTTCCCTGAGAGTATTAAGAACAATTGATACTTCTGGGTTTTGTTGATCTAATGTGGTGACAGGCGCCTGTCCCACTGAGCTAAGTATTTGATTTACAGCATCCAGTTCGGTGGACACAGCATAAGTAGGAAAGGCCATATCTAATAGATAAAAAAAAGGGACCCCGAAGGATCCCTAGGAATAAAAAACAGAAGCAATCAGGCTCCGTAACCAGCGTTGTTAGTAGCGGACTGAACCGTACCAAACTGTCCAGGTGCAGATGAAGCACCTGCGAACAGCTCGACTGCACAAGCAGGATTCAGATAATCAGCGCCCATTGCGAGGCGTCCGAGAATAACGTCACCCTGGTAAACCACGGAGACATCTCCACTTGTTACTTGAACTTGGGGACCAATAGCTTCGACAACACCAGCGGCTTCCTTCTGGAAGATAAGTCCACAGGAGTTTTTGAAGTCACCAGTTGCACCGTCGCCACCTTCACCGTAGTCATTGTTGATACCGGTGTCGGTGCTCTCAGCATCTTCCATCACTTCACCAACAAAATCGCCAGTGTTGGTAGGTGAGGTCACGCCTGGGTTAGTACCAGAACCAGCTCCATACTTCGTGCCGTAGTTGCCGAAGAACGGAATGTTCATTGACTTGAAGATCTTGATACCAGCAATCTCAACGACACCTTTGCCGGATTGCAGAGCAGATCCTTGAGCATCGCGATTGATCAAGGCGCTGTTACCCACTTCTTGGATCAGTGCATAGTACTGACGTGGGTTGAGAACACCTACACGGCCCTCTTGACTCACTCCTTTTTCGTCGAGCGCAGCGGCTGCGTCGTAAAAGGCCGTGACGAGATTAGCGGGAACATATGCATCAGAAGCGTTTGAACCGCCACCAACTTGGATTTGAGTTCCACCCGGCTCTTCGTAGTTTGACTTCTGTACAGGACTCTTGGCGCGAGCACCACGAGTGATTGCACGGAAAATCAAACGGTCATACTTTTGTGCAAGTGCATAACCGATCTTTTTAGAGATTTCTCCACGCAGCTCATAATGAGCCAGGGTCTCATCCAGGTCATAAAGGAATGCACTGGAGATCAGAAGGTCATCAATTGTGATGGTCTTCTCAGCCACGGGAGGTGCACCGTCACTGTTACCAAGAATTGCATTTCCAGGTGTATGGTATTCAGCTTTCGTACGACCTGTATAGATGAACTGCAATGCCTTGCCGTTCTTAAGTGTACGCTTCATGACAAGATCACGGGCAATCGAGTTGTACTCGAAGCCTTTAAACATCTCGCCAGAAAAGAGTTTCAAATAAAGGGCACGGCTATCAGCCGCACCATTAAGACTACCCGGTCTAGTTAGAGAGGTAGTCAAATCAGAAGATTGTTGTGCCATTTAAAATAGAGAGTAATAAGGTATATCCACTCTCTGAACGTTCAGAGTTATTCAGTTGTATGTGGTCTATCCCACCGTCTAGACGGCAAAGGGTATCCGCGTACGGGCCAATGCCAATGGATGGGCAGGGGATTGCACCCTGCCTCCCGCTTTAACGGATCATCGTGTGTATGCGACACCGCGATACTTGAGCTTCAGTTCCTTGGCAGCTTGCTGCTGCT